TTAAGGCGCTGTGAACGACAGGCCGTTGGGTAAGAACTGCGCCGCAACCATCCAGACCACCGCACCTATCAACCCCAACGACAGATGGCCAACGACGATCCCTATGGCGATCTGTTTCCAGAGCCCGGCGTACTTGTTGGACGAGGTAGCGGTGGTGCGGTAGGGCGTTTCGCGTTCGGCGCGGATGTTGTCGAAGTCATCTCTCATGGCGGTACTCGATGCTGTTTGGCTAAACGGCAGGCACAAAAAAAGGGTTCAGCTTTCGCTGAACCCTTTCTTGAATATGGTGGCTACGCAGGGACTTGAACCCCGGACCCCAGCATTATGAATCCGCTACGAACCGCCCGGCTGAGCCAGAAAGCCCCATAGAACGGGGTTTTCAGCCCGTCCCCAAGCTGGCTAGACCAGTCCTTTCCAGAAAATGCGATCAATGTAGTCCCCCTTTCCTATTTACGTGACGCAGCGCAAGAGGTAGCTTTCCCGCACAAGCAATGTGCCTTCATGGAGCAAGACCCTGGTTATGGATGACAGCCACCTCCCCACATCAGCACCTAGCCTCGCACGCCTTTTAACTTCTACGTTAAAAATTAGCCAAATGATGGCTATTGAATTCCAATAAATCAGGAAGGATTGTGTATGTCTGACTTCTGGCATGCAGCCTTAAAAACATTAGGAGCCGGTGCGGTATCGGCTCTGGTACTTAAAGAATCTTACGCTACCATTCTCAATCCTGCCTTACTGGAAGGAATACTTCCTTGGCAGCGCTTCGCTTTACTAGCTCTAATCGTATTTCTTATTTTTATATTCTGTTACTTTCTTCTAGGATACGGGCTCAAGTTAATAAGCAAAAGAGACCAGAAACAACAAGCATCTATAACAATTAAAAACTCCAAAATTAAGGGAGATGTCGTAGGCGGAAACAAAACCTCATACAGGGAACGCCAATGACTTCTGTTAAGCTTGTCAATTCCTCTGTTGACGGGAACGTAGTCGGTGGAAACAACTATGAGATTACAATACTCCCTTCAGCACCTAATCCCGAACTTCTAAAGGGAGCAATCAAGCAACTAGAAACTCTTTGCGAACAAGATGAAGAGTTCGCTGATTTTCTAGAAAGGTTTGATCATTACACCAGTGATCGCTCAGGAAGACCCGTGATAGGTCTTGAAGCAAAGCTGAGAAATGGTAATCGCGAAGACCTCATCGAGTCAGCGATTGAACACAAAGACAGATTCGTCAAGAAAATTTCTCGCGGCCAATTAGCCAGCAGACGGCAGTACATATACTATTACATACTGCAAAAGCTGGACACACAATTTCACGTTCAAATAGTTCCACTCTTAAAAATAGGAACTCCGCCTCACGCCATAGACGCAGCTATATACAATGAAATTGTTTCCGCTGTACATTCAGAAGCGTTACAAGTTGATCCATCAATAGATATGCAGCTAATTTATGGCATGCTCTATTTCCTGACAGGAAAATGCCACTTGGTCTGGGAGGCTTAAATGTTAATTTACCACCCAGCTTTTGACGCCAGCCATTGCCTCTATCGCCTACTAACTATTTTAATGGGCGTCAAGGGAAACTCTGTATCTTGGGAAAGACTGAGGGTACTAGATTTCTTTTATCTATTTCCTTCTCATCTGAAGAAAATAAACCCGTGGCCAGTCCCTATCAGAGCTTATAAAAACAAGCTAAATAATATTCCCGATCAATTTGAAGACATCTCCAATCCCGCACGAATTTTCTTCGATCTAAAGGAGTTCCAGCGCTCAGCCATCCTCGAGCTTGTCGCCAAAGGAATAATTGATAGAGCTGACTTTGAGAATGGATTGATAACACTTAACAAATCTTTACTCCCTGACGGCTTCATTAACTTCGTAATGAATGACGAATTCGTCAAGAGCGACGCATATGAAGTTATTTCTAGCGCTTTACCAAACATTGAATTCAATGGGGCCTCAGGCCTTAAGAACCGTTCAGGGTTGATGGAGTATAGATATGACGTCCCCCAAAAATAACTCGACCTTATTTATAAGACGTTTTTTGATCATAAAGGGCAGTCACGCCGTTTACGATCAGAAATTTCGCTTAGGTATCAACATTATTCGTGGCGTCAACAGTGTCGGCAAATCCACACTTATGGATTTAATGTTCTATGGCCTAGGTGGTGACCTGAAAGAGGATCGTTGGACGCTTGAGGCTGCATCTTGTAATCGCGTTCTGCTTGAGCTGTTTATTAACGGTCGACCCATTACTATTTGCCGCCATATAGAACCAGGCAATCGCCCGCCAATCATGATGTTTCCTGGCGATTATGATTCGTCTCAGAAAAGCTCTGAATGGACTCAATACGGCTCTGTACGCACTGAGAACAAACATAGCTTTTCTCAGCAATTTTTCGAGCTACTTGGATGGCCCGCTCACAAGGCCGAAGAAGGCGAAGCACTAACAATCCATCAGGTTCTTAGGCTTATATATGTAGACCAAGGAACCGCCGTCAATAAAATTCTACGATCTGAGCCTGCCTTTGACAAAGCAAGCATGCGTCAAGCCATCGGGGAGTTCTTGCTTGGCGTTGACCAACTTGACTCTTATGAGCTTAGACAAAAGCTTTCCCGCGCGGAGGCGGAATTCAATAAGATATATGGCCAGTTAGACTCTGTTTACAAATTCATATCCCCAACCGAAGGGGTTTTACGCACAGAACATCTTGAGAATGAGCTTAAAGAAGCTGGCGAGAAGCTTTCATCGTTAATGCGCGAGAGAGAGCAGGTAATGCTACTACCTGACGTCCAGCGAGATGGTGAGGCACAGAAAAAAGCTGAGCAACTTGCTGCAGAAATATCATCATTAGCTCAGGACATAGGCATTCGAACTCAACGAAGAGCTGAGCTCCACGATGAAGTCGTTGAATCTGAGCTATTTATTCAGTCAATAGATCAACGTATTAAATCTTTGCAAGAGTCCAGAGCCGCATCGAAATTTTTTGGCGGGGTTCAATTCAAATACTGCCCTTCATGTCTTTCACCTTTAACTGAGTCTCCTTCCGATAGCTGCCACCTATGTAAAGGCTCAGTCGACGAAGAGAGCAAGCAAAGCGGTTATCTCGCTGCTCTTAACGAGCTGAACTTTCAAAAAAGAGAAAGCACTAAGGTTCTTGAAGAGTACAGGCTCCGCCTCAAGGAATATGACAGCTTCATCGCAATTGAGCTCAGCAGGCTTGCAACAATAAAAGGCATTCACAGGAATGCGCTTATAGTAACAAACGAACAAACACTAAAACTAAATCAGCTATCAATGGAAATCGGCGCAACTGAAGAGAGAATAAACAATTTAAAATCCAAGGCAAAATTAATCTCTACCGTTGAAAGCCTCGCAACAAAGAAAGACAAGCTCAACGCTGAAATTAGCGCAATAAAGAGCACGCTTCTTGAACAAGCAGCCATGAATGAGGGTAGAAAAGAAGAAGTGGCGTCAAGCCTTTCTCAATTGACTGTAAACCTTTTGGAGCAGGACGGCGGCTATGAGCCCTCTTTTGTCGAACCCGACAAGTTTGAGTTCGATTTTGGTCGCGACCTTATGCTCGTCGACGGCAGGTCAAAGTTTTCTTCCAGCTCAGAGACTGTAGTGAAAAACAGTTTCCATCTAGCCGTACTTCAACAATCGTTAAAAGACTCCCTCTTTAGATATCCTAGACTCCTCCTGATGGATAATATTGAAGACAAAGGAATGGCGCCTGAGAGAAGTCAAAACTTCCAACGAGTGATAGTTGAGTCTATGCAGGAGTATCATGATCGGGAGTTTCAGATCATCTTTACTACATCGATGATTGATCCCAACCTGAATGGATCAGAAATGTGTGTAGGGCCATTCTACGCGAAAGGAATGCACACCCTTAATTTCGGCTAGTTTTACTATTTTGCCAGCATAGTCACGCTATAGCTGCGTGGCTATGCATCCACCTCTATTCCCTTGCCGCTAGTCCTTCGGGCGTACCAGCGCCTAGCTACTTCCTGTGTGATCGCTATCCCGCGTTTGGATTGGCCAAGTTTCGGTTGGCCTCGTCGTATTCGGGACTTGTTTGGCCGCATTCGGGTGCGGTCTGCCCAGTGACAAGCCATAGAGCGTACTGAGGAAACACTTTCACCACCGCCTCGATCTCTGCATCAGAAAGGCGTGCCTTGCCGTTGCGAATGTTTCCCCATCGATACCGATCAATGCCGGTCTCTTTTTCAAACCAGACACTTGTTCGCTTGCTATCAAAAAGGCTTATAAGCCGGTCTTTTATCATTCTAAAATGATCTACTTAGTAGCTTGTACTCAGTAAAGCTTGAGGCATAATGTCCCCAGCTTAGTAAGTATTACTTAGTGGTCGGTTGGAATGATTATAGGGCAAAAACTATGGAACAGTCTGGTGTAGTGGGGTTAACCATTGAAGGCCAAGCCGAACGGATCGTCAGCTTCCGAGAAGCGCCGTTCTGCACGCAGCTAGTACTGGCCGAAATGATGGGCGTCGAGCAGATCACCGAAGACGTGGTGCGCGGCTGGGTGGAAACCAACACGCTCCCGACCGTGAAGATCGGCCGCCGCCGCGTGATCAACCTGCATCGCATCCGCCGCGACATCGAGCGGGGCAAGTCGGTGTTCTGCCAGGGGGATTACGCCGATGAATGAGGCCATCGACCATGAGCGCCTACAACCGGCTCCCTCACGCACCGGACTGCGACTGCTCTGTCTGCTGGTCCCGACGCGAAATGGCAAAGCCCGCTCGCTCCCAGTCCACACCCTGCGCCCAATGCCGCCCCGCATCAGCGGTGCCGATTCGCACGCTTCAAATGGGCCGCGTCGGTGGGACTTGGAAGCCCTTGGCCTCGGAGTGGAAGGTGGAGCCGGCCTTTATCTGCGAGAAACACACGCGACCCGCCCGACCGCCGAAGTACTGGAGCGTTATCTACGACTCGGGCAAGCCAACGCCCTACGTTCCGATTCACGAACCGTTCGAACTGGTGGGCTAAAGCCAACCGCCCCCGCCGAAGTTGAACAGGTCAGGGGCCGCGCTCCCGGCTCGTCGGATCACGCTTCACCGATCCGTCGAACGGAAGCACGGGGCGAAGCCTTCACCCTTGACCTTGCACGAACCGAAACAGCCTCCGCTCGGGAGTGTGGGGAGTGCTTTTCCCCCCGCGCTCCTGAGCCCTCGGCGGCAAGAGTGGGATGACAAGGGCAAAGCCCTTGGTGTTAACCAACGAGAGAACACGCACAACGCGATTTTTTAACCCGTAGGCCAAGTAACAGATCACCTCGGAGAACTTGCGAGTTCACCGGTTCGGGATCGCTCGGCCTGCGGAAAGCAAAGAAGCGCAATAACGCGCAATTAGAGAGAGGAAACACAAGATGGCACGTTCAATCATGGAAGTTGCATTTCTCAGCGCTGAGAAAGTTGAGTTCGACAACGTAAAGCTGGTGAAGCTGTTTGTTGGTGACGAGCCGGACGGCAAGCGTGACCTCGGTATTTCCATCCTGTCGATGAATGTCTCTGAAGACGCCCTGGACGAAGTGTGGGCCGCTTGCGAAGGCCTCGATGTGCTGGAGCCGATTCGGGTCACCACTGAAATCGAACGCGGCTCCAAGAACACCGGCAAGTTCATCGTCTTGCACGTTGAGCCGGTGAAACCCGCTGCCTCTCAGGCCGCCAAGCCAACGCAGCCGGCTCCCCATCAGACCGCTAAGCCTGCCGGCACACAGCCCGAGCCGGCCAAAGCCAACTAAACGGGAGGGGCGGCCATGTTGATCAATGACCGTGTGATCTGCGACTGCTGCGCGAGCGACATGGGCAAGCTCATGGCGCTGCCTGCATCGCAAAGCGATCTGCTGCCAGACCTCAGCTTGCCGCCCCATTTCGCCGTCTGCCCTGACTGCGAGCCCCTCGAACAAGCCGCCGACCTCCTTGAGGCCGGTGCATGAATTTCCTCGCCTGTGACGGTGACTGGCTGCAAGGCGCTGATGGCTCGCCCATCTGCTCCGGCTCGCTGGTGGCCCTCACGGTCGAGGAAATGCAGAGCCTCTACGGCGCTGCACTCACCTGGGAACAGGTCACCGAGCTACAGGGCGAAGCGATTGTGTTGTTCGCCACCGTGTTCGGTTTTCTGGTCCTGAAAAAAGTCCTGAAACAGTGAGGTATCAAACCATGAAACACATCAAGACCCTGCGTCGCTCCCTGGGCGCCGCTGCTGCAACCGGCCTGCTGGCCGTTCAACAGGCCTACGCGGCTGTTCCGCCTGAAGCCACTGGTGCCCTCGATACCGCGGGCGAGGATATCGGAACGATCGGTTGGGCTGCTTTGGGCCTGATCATCGCCGCCATGGCGTTCAAGTACATGCGCCGCGCGCTGTAACCGGAAACCGCGCACTGCATGTGCCGAAGCAAACAAACCCCGCTCCGGCGGGGTTTTCTCTTCAAGGGAAACGCCAATGAGCTACGAACTGTACGTCCTGATCCTTTCCACCCTGGCGTTTTACCTTGTGTTTTTTGGGCGGGTGTAGAGATGAAAAGGATTCTTCGAGTCGCCTTGTTGATTGCTTGCGCTTGGGGACATGCGGCCTGGGCTGAAGATTATTACTGGCGCTATAACTCGCAGAATTATCCGTCTGCTGATGCTGCGTGTCAGGCGCACCTTGACGTAATGAAGGCGATGAACAGCGCATATGTTGATTTTAGAGTTGAGCTAACCAGTCCTTCCAGTGGTAAGTGTGTGCTTCTTAACAAGAACGGTGCGTCACTTGGCTCTGCCAATATTGGTAGGCAAGGCGATGGATGTACTGATGGCACTTACGACAACACTATAAATGGGTGTGTCCCGAATCCTGAGCCGAACCCTTGTGAGTCGACTGTTGGCTCCATCATCAATCACGAGCATAAGTTGAAAGATTCCGTTCATGGTTCTGATCGTGTTGAGCCGCCCGGATCGGTCTGCGCTAATTCCTGTACTTATACCTTTCAATACATTGTTAACAACATTTACGTTTACTCCAGCGGTACGCCTTCTGGCGTGTTTGGCTCTTATCAATATCGGGGTAACGGCTTTGAGTGTTCCAGCGATGATTACAACGCCCCTGGCAATCCGGGCGGCACTACCAATCCCGATGACACGCCTCCACCTGACGACACTGATAAGTGTCCTGAGGGATATACCTACAACGGCACCTTTTGCTCTCCGGACAAACCAACCGATCCGACCGACCCTACTGATCCGACCGACCCAGAAGAACCTACTGATCCAACCGAACCCGGTGACGATGATGACGGCGACGGCGACGGTAGCGGGGGCGGCGGAGGTGGTGGCGGCGGTGGCGATGGAAGCGGCGACGGTGAGGGGGATGGCGATGGCTCTAGTGGCGGCGGTAACGGCGATGGCGAAGGCGACGGCGAAGAAGAACAGCCCGATTCGAGCGTCGGCGGTGAAGGCTGTGATGCAACGCTGAGTTGTGAGGGCGATGCCGTCCAGTGCGCCATTCTTCGCCAGCAGAAAGAATTGCGCTGCCACGCTGAAGAACAGGCCGACTTCGAGAAGCACCAGCCGGCCATCAAAGCCGCCGTTACGGGCGATAAGTTTGAACTGAATGAAGGAAACGGCGTAATCGACGTTCCATCGTTCGTCAACCAAGGCACCCGCTTTCTGCCATCAACATGCCCTGCCGCTGAGCAATTTAATTTGATTAGCGCGGGCGGCCATACGTTTGAGTTTAGTTATGAACCGCTATGCCGTGCCGCCAGTGATTTGAGCGGTTTATTCGTGATTGTCGCAACCGTTCTCGCTGCCCTGTACGTGGGCCGCTCCGTAGGGGGCCAGTAATATGCATTACTTCCTTTTGGTTCAGATGCTCGTGATCGCGCTTGGCCCGCTGGTTAAGATGGTGCTGAAGATGATTGGCTTCGGCTTTGTTACTTATGTCGGTTTCAATCTGATCATTGGCCAGGCTCAGGAATATCTGTTTGCTCAGATGGGGACTGTTGGCCCGGTTATTCAAAGCATGCTGGGACTTATGAAGTTCGATGTGGTCGTCAATATTTATTTTGCTGCGATCTCAACGCGCTTCATCCTGGCCGGGATCGACAAGGCCACCGATCGCAAACGTAATCAGGTCTGGCATAAGCCGGGCGGCACATCAATCGACGCATAAGGAAGTGCCGCTATGCTCATTATCCGCACCGGCAAACCCGGCCACGGCAAGACCCTCAATACCATTCGTGAAGTGGATCAGAACGCGCATGCCCAAGGGCGGGTGGTCTATTACCACAACATCAACGGCCTAAAACCTGAACAGCTGCAAGCGCAGTGGTTCGAGTTTGAAGACCCGGAAAAATGGTTCGAGCTGCCGAGCGATGCAGTGATCGTCGTCGACGAAGCCCAGGGCTGGTTTGGCGCACGAGATCCACGAGCCCGTCCACCTGAGCACATCACCCGTTTCGAGACCATGCGTCACCAGGGCCATGAAGTGCACCTGGTCACGCAAGATCCGCGCTATCTGGATGTGCACCTCCGCCGCCTGTGCAACAGTCATATTCACTACTGGCGCGTATTCAAGTCGGCCCAACTGCTGCGCTTCGAATCCGAAGTCGTGGTGGAAAAGGTCGAGGTTAAAACCAGCTTCAAGGATGCTGACAAGAAGTCGCTGCGCCTCGATAAGCGCTACTTCGGCGCCTATACCAGCACTAATGCCAAGCACCACTTCCAGACCAAGGTGCCGACCAAGTTCATCCTGGCCATGTGCGTAATCATCGGGGCGGGCATCCTCGCTTATCGTGCCTATGAGCGTTACAACGAAGGGAAGGCCTCACCCGTCGCCAGTACCGGCGAGCCGGCTGTGGGAATGGTCGATCAGGTCCGCGACACCGTGGGCGCGTTTATCCGGCCTGCGACGTCCGATGCCCAGCAAACCTCCCCCCTGACCGTCGAGCAATACCTCGGCAGGCGCGTTCCGCGTGTAAAGGATCTCCCTGCATCCGCACCGATTTACGACGGGCTGACCAGCCCGCAAACCTTTCCGAAGCCGGTGTGCATTTCGACAACCGATAGTCGATTGCTGTCTCGCAATCACGCCCGAATGGAGATCGCGGTGAGTGAGGGGGCGGTGACAGGATGTCGATGCAACACCCAGCAGGGCACGCGCTTGGAGGTGTCGTTTCAATTCTGTATGTCGGTGGTCCAGAACGGCTATTTCGACGACACCAAGCCAGACCGTGGCTCGCCGCAAGATCCTCGAGGTCAACAACCGCTGCCCCAGTCGACGCCAACCTACGAACCTGCCCAGCAGCAAGCCAAGAACAACTTCACCCGCGTTCCCTACGAAAAGGGGCGGTTCCTGTGGTGATGACCGTCAGCGCGTCACTGCACGCACGGCGAGGCACGAGCCGGCGTGCTCGCGCGCTGACGTCCCTGTAACACGTCAGATAAACCCTAGTGAGCAACCAGAGTAATCCAGAGTAAAGGGGAAAACGGAATGGCGAATAAGGACTTCAAACGAATCGACATCCTGACTGGCTTGGAAGATTGTCACAGCCGACTGTTTGTTGATTCGGGTACCGCTCGGATAGTCGATCTATCTAGCGTTCGGCTACTCCGTTGTGGCGTCGATACGGTCCGTCAGCTCTATCGCGGGCTGATCCGCCCGGAAATCATGGCGCTGTTCGAGAAACCGGGCGCGATGGTCGAGTTCGCCGGGGAGTTCTGGCACTCCGGTAGGGTAGGGCGGGACTCTGGCTATCAGTACAAGCTCCAGAACGCCGACCTCGGCTTCATCCTGCTCATCAAGAATTTCAACGCCAAGCTGGAAAATATCGGGCCTCATCTGAAGATCGAGGTGTCACCGCACGCCATCGACGCGTTGTCGCCTGAGCGTCTGCAGGAGCGCATGGATTATTACGCTGCAGCCGTGATGACCCATCGCGAACGCAACCAATGCGCCGTGCACCTTGCCCTGGATCTGCAAGGCTGGAAGCCTCCGGCTGATCTGGTGGCTCGCCTGCATTGCCGGGCTCGGACGCACCGGGATATCTCGGGCATCAACGAAATTCATTGGGCAACCAAGTCGAGCGTTTACGGGCGGGGCGAAACGTCCATGTTTGGCTCAGCCAGTGGCGTTCAGCTCTGTATCTACAACAAGACCGAGCAGGCTCGTGCGACCGATAAGCTCGATTTTTGGGAAAGCGTCTGGCGTCGTCGTGATTCATTCGATGCGACCGACCCGTATAACTACAACCCAGAGGCTGACGTGTGGCGCATCGAGCTGCGTTATCACCATTCGGTCATCCAGCAGTTCGCCAGCGGGTCGATCAGCGCTAAGACAGGTGAAGCCATCGAAACGGATTCCTTCGCAGCCTTCGCGGGCCATCTGGACGGTCTTTGGCGCTACGGGCTGTGCCAGTTCAAGTTGCTGCATCGGCCAGGGCAATACGAGCCGATCTGGACGCTCATCCGTGATGATGTTCGAGTCGATGTGCCGGTTGATTCCCTGGTGGATGAAACCGAGTACAAGCGGTACTACAAGACCTCGCGGGGCTTTTCGGGCAAGAACGTCGAGCTCTTCCTGGGAAACTTCGTAAGCCTGCTGGCACGGGAGCGAGTGGGCGCTAAGCAAGCCTTTGACCGTCTGCGAGAGTGGGAGTGCTGGCCTGTCATCCGAGATCACTACGCCTCGAAGGATATGAGCGAGCGCGATTTGTACAAGCACATCAAGAACCTGCTGCAAGAGCGTCATGTTCGGTGGGGGCGTGCTGTATGACGGCAAGGAAGGACGGAAAGACCTGGACTGCTGACTTCTATGAGAATGGAAGAGCAGGGCGGAGAATCCGAAAGAAAGGCTTTCTGACAAAAGCGGCTGCGCAACGCTATGAAACCGAGTTCTTCAACAGTCTGAAAGAAACCGGGCGCCCGTTGGATGATCGGCTATCGGATCTGATCAAGCTCTGGCACCAGTTGCACGGTTGTACGCTCAAGGACGAGAAGACCCGCTTGGCTAGAACCTTGGCGATCGCAGAACGGCTGGGTGATCCTCTCGCCACTGATTTCGATGCGTTGGCCTGGGCGCGCTATCGCCAGCAGCGTTTAAAGGTCGCTTCGCCGCATACGGTTAACCATGAACAGCGCTACCTGTCGGCGGTGTTTTCGGAGCTGCTACGGCTTGGCGCGTGGGTAGGTAAAAATCCACTCGGTAGCATCCGTCAGATCAAGACGGACCAAGTAGAGCTGACATTTCTTTCCTTGCCGCAGATCCGCCAGCTACTCGAAGAGTGCAAGCGATCAACCAACAACCACACGTACCCCGTTGCGCTGCTTTGCTTGGCCACTGGTGCTCGTTGGGATGAGGCCGAAACGCTCGCTCGATCCGCGATCTACGGTGGTAAGGCGCACTTTCACCGGACCAAGAACCGTCAGTCCAGATCGGTGCCAATACCGAAGGACGTTGAAGAGCTGGCATTGAAGCTGGGCATGCCGGGAAACGGTCGGCTGTTCATGTCTTGCCGCTCCGCATTTCGAAGCGCCTACAAGCGATGCGGGTTCAACACGCCAGGGCAGATGACCCACATCCTGCGACACACCTTCGCCAGCCACTACATGATGGCCGGTGGCGACATTCTCAGCCTGCAGCGAATCCTGGGGCACTCGTCGATCACGATGACGATGCGTTACGCACATCTGTCGCCGGATCACCTCGAGTCAGCGCTACGGCTTTCGCCGCTGGCTCAAAGTAGGCACTTCGAAGCAACGCAAGCTGCTTGCCCGTAGATCAAGAGAGCTTAAGCGCCAAGATCAGATAGGGGATGATTACCCCGAATATGCAAACGTTCTGCTGTCGGCGAGTTAGCCACACAAAAGCCACAAGTGACAGCACAGTCGCCGGGAGCAAGGCGAACTTTTGTAAGGTAATCGCTGTAGCAAAGCACCGTACTTTATCGTCGTCCGGCTCTAGGAAAAATATGCATTCCGCTCCGAGCACCAGTAAGGCTAACCATCCCAGTGCGCCAAGCGCCATGGCGGCTCTGAACAACCATAACGAGGTCTTTTTCAT